GTTATTTATCCACAGCCATAGTAAGTATAGGAACTCACTATATTATTAAAGGAATACAAAATAAAAAGCACCATAAAAGGTTTTTTTATTGAAATTATTTGTATATTTGTCTTTATAAAATCGTGCGGCATCACGATAAAGACATTTTTTCATATAAGCTTTTTACTGAGTAGGGATGCCGCCCGAAAAGTAGAAAGCTTTTTTATTTTAAAAATTTAAGTTATGGCTACAAAAAAAGATGCTTATTATTTTAGTCACGATGCAAATTCACAAGATGACCCTAAGTGTATGATTTTAATTGACCAGTTAGGAATGGAAGGATATGGTATTTTTTGGGCTTTAATTGAAAAGTTAAGAGCTGAGAAAGAATACAAATTACCATTGTTAGTTTGTGCTTCTTTTGCTCGAAGATGGGGAACGTCTAAAGAAAAAGTTGAGGCTGTTGTATTAAAATATAATTTATTTAGAATTGAAGATGATGAGTTTTTTTATTCTGAAAGATTAAAAAATTCTATGGAATTGAAATCTTTAAAAGCCACAGAATCAATAAGTAAAAGGTGGAATAATACGAACGTATTACAAGCGAATACGAGCGTATTACGAAAAGATACTATTAAAGTAAAGGAAAGTAAAGTAAAAGAAAGTAATAGAAGAGTAATAATTCCAGTAAGACCAGATTATTTTGAATTTGAAAATTTTGCTTTAGAAAAAGAGCCTTTAATTAATAAACAATCTTTGAAGCTTAAATATGATTCATGGATTGAAAATGGTTGGAAAAATGGAAACGATAAACCAATTAAGAACTGGAAGAGTGCTTTATTAAATACTATTCCATACATCGCAAAAGAATCTATAAAAACAGAACCTAAATATAAACACCTTACCAAAGAAGAGAAGCAAAAAAACAACCTTGATTTCAATAGGGATTTTATTTGGTGGGATGGTACTACAAGAATGATTTCAACAGACGACAAAGGAAAATACATTTTTCACATTGATAAAAGAATTTACTTATGAAAGAAGCATTTGAAAACATCTTAAAGGCAACAGCAGAACTCCCAGAATCAAAAAGGAATTTCATAATGAAAAACATTAAGGAAATTTACAACCAGATTACAGCCGAAACCAAAAGAGCAAACCAAACCTATTCTAAATTAACTGGATTGCCAACGGCTAAAAACTTTACAGATTATCATTTAAAAGCCTTTGAACTATTAAAAGTATTTGGCTTTACTGAATATTCATTCGATGAGGTTTACCCTGATTTCTTGGAATGGTTTATAGATGAAACCACAAAGAACCCAAAGTTTAACCCTAAATTAATGAATCTTTATTTATTCGATGCTATGCAGGTTTCGTTTCTTATGTTGTATAGCATTGAAGGAAACACCCCTACATTTAATGAGGTTAAAATTAATATGCTTACTTTTAACGATAAGATTGAACAGTATGAAAAAGATTCAAAGCGGAGCCTTAAACAACTTTTAAATGATATAAATGGAAACAATTGATTTAGATTATTTGGCAAAGGAAATCGGAAAGAACCTTTCGGATACAACTTTCTTTGATGAAACGGAATTAAAAGCAGATATTCAAAAGGCTAAACTTGACTTTAAAAAAGCATATCAAAAGCCAGTATGTTTAATCCAATTGATTGAAGAGAATGATATTAAAAAGGATGTATTAACAGCCGGAAATATATCAACCATAATAGGCGGGGCAAAGTCTAAAAAGACGTTTTTAGCCACTATGTTGATTAGTTCCTTACTTGGATATAAGTATTTTGCTATTAATGGAAATTTGCAGGGTTTAAATGTTTTGTTTTTCGATACTGAGCAAGCCCCGTTCCATGTTCAAAAAATTGCCAGGCGTTTGGAATCATTACTTGAAAAAACCCCGCACAATGTTGAAATATTTATGCTAAGGGGTTTCTTACCTGAAAAGATACAGGCTATAATTGAATACTACCTAAAGGAACAAAACGGAAAATATTCATTTGTTATTATTGATGGGGTTGTGGATATGGTTTATGACTTCAATAGCTTACCAGAGAGCCGGAAAATATCTGCTAAACTATTGGAATGGTCAGCTAAATACAATTGTCATATCACAAGCGTACTTCACACTAATAAAGACTTTGGAAATGCAAGGGGTCACTTAGGAGCTGAATTAATGAACAAATCAGAAACGGTTTTCAGGGTTACAAAAGACGATAATAATACAAGTACGGTCGATTGTGAGTTAAGCCGGAATGAAGGCTTTAACCAGTTTAAATTTTCGATTGATAACGGATTACCAAAAAGAAAAGATTTACCATTAAACTTTTGCAGCAAGATGCTTAATGAACCGTACACCCTTGCAAATGAAATTCCTTTACCTCCAGAGCTACCAAACAATGCTAATTTTTATGAAAAAGATGTTCCGTTTTAATGTTTTATAGCACACGATTTAATTATTAAAACCAAATTATAAATTTTAATTTTACTCAACTAAAAACTAAGACTATGGATTACAAAGAATTTATTCAAAACAAAAAACACACAACATTAGATTATGGAATTAAGCCCAAATGGTTTCCTGATAATATGTTTGATTTTCAAAAGTATGTTACCGAAAGGATTTGTACTAAAGGTCGTGCCGCTGGTTTTTTAGATACTGGAACAGGTAAAACCATTATAGAGCTTACAATGGCAGCTAATTATGTGAGGGAAACGAATAAAAACGCTTTAATAATCACTCCTTTAGCAGTTGCATCCCAGCATTTAAAAGAAGCTACAAAGTTTGGAATTGATGACGTTTATCATTCTTTACACGGTGAAATTAAAGGTAAAATAATTTTATGTAATTATGAACGCCTTGACAAAATGAATCCAACCGATTACGATTGCGTTATTTTAGATGAAAGTTCAATATTAAAAAACTTCGATGGTGCAATAAAACAACAGGTAACAACATTTTTAAAGAAAGTTAAATACCGTGGTTTATTTACCGCAACCCCATCCCCGAATGATTTTATCGAATTGGGTACAAGTTCAGAGGCATTAGGATATTTGGGTTACATGGAAATGTTACAAAGGTTTTTTGCTAATAACGAAAATAATATACGCCCTCAGGAAATTGGCACAAAATGGTATTTAAAACCCCACGCCACAGATGATTTTTTTAAGTGGGTTTCAGGATGGTCAATTTCAATGCGCAAACCTTCTGACTTAGGATTTGATGATACAAAGTTTGTTTTACCTAAATTACACGTAAAAGATAATTACGTTAAGAATGATAAGAATTGGGTTATCAATGGTCAAATGATGCTCTATAACCAGATAGCTCAAACAATGACAGAAGTAAGGGAAGAGCAAAGAATGACAATTAAAAACAGATGTGAACGGGCTGTTGAGTTGGCCGGAAAACATGACACCTCAGTTTATTGGTGTAACTTTAATGATGAGGGTGATCTTTTAGAGCAACTCGATAAAGATTCTTTTCAAATAAAAGGTTCAATGACTTTGGAAAAGAAAGAAGAAATGCTTTTAGCCTTTTCAAACGGTGAAATAAAAAAGTTAATTACAAAACCTAAAATGACTTCATTTGGTTTGAACTGGCAACATTGCAACCATACTATTTATTTTCCTACATGGTCTTATGAACAATACTACCAATCAATAAGAAGGTTTTGGAGGTTTGGCCAGCAGCGTGAAGTTTTTGTTGATAGGGTTATGAGTGACGGCCAAAAGAGGGTAATTGATTCTATAACCATGAAAACAGAAAAGGCAATCCGATTATTTGAAAAACTCAACTCAACATTAAACAGCGGGTTAGAACTTAAAAAAACAGAATTTAAACAAGAAATAATTTACCACAAAATGAACATTTTTTAATATCTTCTTTTTTGGAACTCTTTTTAAGTTGTGCTATTTTACTACAACGGTTGGAACAATATTTACTTAATGTGTATTTACTTATAAACTTATTTCCACATATTTTACATTCTATTTCGGGGTGTAATGCCTTTCTTGTTTTTGATTCATATTCTCTTTTGCATTTTAAATCACAATATTTATTATTATGATTTCCCCATTTTTTAGTCGCTAAGCCACAATTTAAACATTTCATAATTATATATTTAAGTATGCGTAAATGTACTAATGATATTTAACATCTACAAACATTATTGCAAATTTCGCAGCCTATAAAATCAGCGGTTGTTTTTCCGAAATACTCTAAATATATTTTTACGTGGTTTGTCATGGCTTTACATATTCACAATCCAATACTTTATTCAACTCATTATTTGCAACCTCTTTTAATATAGCTTCAAGGTCGTACTCATTCGATAAGAGCCAATCAGATACTACACAAATCAATTTTACAGCATCTTCAGGGTCTTTGTTATCAACCCAGGAACAAAGGCTTTTTTCGGCTTCATTTACGTATGTGTGAAAAGCAGTATCAGGGGTTATTAAGCCCCTGAGTTTAATTGCTTCGTAATGTTGTTTGAATAGTGCTTTCATAATTTATCCTCCTCAATTTCGCTAAACATTTTTTGTTGAGTATCAACTTCAAACCTTTTTTTAACTTCTGAAAGGTTTATAACAGCCTGTTTAAAATAGCTTTCTTTTAATTCAATTCCAATAGCCTTACGGCCTAAACTAACAGGTGAATAAACCTCACTACCAACCCCCATAAAAGGAGTTAAAACTACTTCTTTTGGATTTGAATATAATTCAACAATACGGTCAATAATATCCAATTGTAACGGGTGTACATGCTTTTCGTCATCTTCTTATCTGGCTGATTTAAACTCCAAAACATTTCTATTTCTTATGTCATCCCAAACGCTTGAAGCATAACGTTGCCAAATAACGGGAGCTAATTTATATGTATTGGG